CTTCCACCAAAAGCACCAGCTCCAACGGCAGCACGGGCACGCATAGGGGCAGCCATTTGATAATCACGCAAAGCCTGAGACTTTTGGTAGTCCACCACGTTTTGCATATAGGGTGACATATAAGACTGAATAGCGGTTGGATCTGTGGCTTGTTGGGCATAACGACCCCCAGCCCCAGCCATTTGACCTGCTAATCCTAAACCTTCTATACCCGACATACCAGCTAGTCCAGTAGCAGTGGTGTATTGCCCAGGAGTTTGTAGATTTCCAGTAGCCGTCATGGCCTTTTCTTGGAGTGGCTGAAAACCAGCAAAATATTTATTAGGGTCAGTGCTATATGGTTTATACGGCCTAAACCCAGCCATGTCGTCGGTATATATTTGCTTCTGGGTTGACTCCAGCATGTTCTCGACGTATGGTCGAGCGTATTCAGGAACGTTTGTACTGTAAGTAGTATTTGTAGTAGGAGCAGGAGAACCACCGCCACCAGAACCGCCACCGCCATAAATAATCCGCCCGCCTTCTTTGCGGGTAACTGAATCACCTAATGGCTCGCCAAGAGCCTCAAGTTGCCGTCTTGAATAATATGTCATAATTTTGCCTCTACAATTCTGTAGCGTTCCTTAAATCCATACCGTGTCCACAATCTTGCAATTGCTTCTCTAGCGGCACCTTGTATTTTAGTAGCCCCATACGCCTTAAGTAAATCAGAAAATTGCTTATATGTATCTTGATTACTTATTAATTTACCACCCATTGCTATAACAAACGCCACTCTGTCGTTTGGCATGTTAAAAAAATTTATTGCCGATGCCCCATGAATCTTGTTTTCTTCGTCTGCTGCAACTACTAGCAACCAATCACCCCTAGCCAAATACCCTTTAGCCTGCTCAACCGTATAGTCGTCTTCGCCCCATTTCAATGCTTCTGCTAAGAACCCTTCAACCAACGGCCAAGTCTGGTGAAAATGAGTTACGCTAACTGACTGAACGCTTAAATTCATGCAGGCATATATCTGTCGGCTTTAACTGCAGGAGCTTGTTTCTTTTTACCGGTTCTAGCTTTGCGGATCTTGTCCATCATGCTATATAGCTTCCTAGCACCAGCATCGGTAGAGCCGTTACCTAAATGACTAACCACGTCGGCTGGGACTACAAATTCCCCATCAGCAAGACGGGCGGGTTGTTTGTTACCGATAGAAGCAGGAATAGAATCAGACATACCATCACCAGGACCTTTAAGCATTCTGCCGCCATCTGAGTACCCTCCTAAGCTAGACATAACGCCGCCTTTAGCAGCTTCTTCAATATTACCTAATGGTTTTGCTACGGCTTTTAATGCGGGTAAACCCTTAACATTAGCCTTCTTTTGCATTGCATTTAAACGAGTTAAAGCTGCCGTAAATGCGTCTTGATTACGGGTTGTTGGATCAGTATCTCTGTATAAACCAGGATCGCCTTTAGGTAGTCTAGCTGCTCCTCCGGCAGCCATAAGCATTGGGTTAGACCGCTCGTAGCCAGGGGTATCCATAACCATTTCAGAACTTACTGGACGCTGAATAGGCATAGCATATTGGGTCTTATCAATCATACCTTGAGGGTACAAGCCACCTTGGGGATTCATTGCCGTATTAGCCATAGACATACGTTCTACAGGACCACCGCCGCCTTGCAAAGAAGTAATTCCGCCTGAAGCGTAGTTATAACGTTTTGCTTCGTAATATGGGTTTGGCGTTGAGGGCTCATAGGCTCGGAAATTAGGAGACAAACGGCGTAATGGGCTTTGGTAGTTATCTGTAGGGCCAACTTGTTGTTGCTCATCTTGCAATAAACCAAGCACTGGTAAAGCTTGAACCCCAACTTTTTCGTATTTACCTAAGCCGCTATAAAAAGTGTCTGGTTTTAACCCTACTGTTCTTGCTGCACCACCACGGGCTTGTGCTTCTTGGTCAAACAAATCTTGTACAGATGGACGAGGTATTTTTGAAATGTCTTGAGTAAATCCAGGCTGTAAACTAGCTTGCCCTGTTACTTCAGGGCCAGGCAATGCAGCGGAACCTTCTGGGAACACACCTTGACCCCTAGCAAGGGCGTCTAATTCTGTTGCAGAATATCCTGGGGTTGGGGCCACACCGGGTGGTAATGTTCCAGGTGCTACAGTTGGCTGTCCAGCCAAACCAGAATATACATCAGATACATCAGGGGTTGGGGTTGGTGCTACCTTAAAGCCTTCTTGCATTAAATTAGCAGCATCAGTGGGGTTTACCTGAACTACTTGTTGTGAAGCATCAGCTAAAAGATTAGGGGCGTTAAAGACATTAGCCGCATCATAAGCCCCCATACCGCCAGCAACACCGCCACCAAGACCACCCATAAGAGCAGCTTTACCTACGTCTTTACCTTGAATAGCTGCCATACCGCCACTAATAGCCGCACCAGATAAGGCTCCAGCAGCAATACCACCAGCCATAGTAGAGCCACCCAAAGCCGCAGTTAATGTCGGCGCAGCTGCACCAGCCGTCAAATATGTCAAACCAGCCGCAGCTACAATTGGTAGAATTTGTTCTAAAAAGCCTGCTTCTGGGAGTCCCGTATCTGGGTTAATTGTCAGGGAACCACCGTGACGCAAAGCTATAGCTTGAAGCCCCTTAACCTCGCTTGGGGTCATATGGACAAGCATTGTGTCGTTGCCACGACCTTTGCTTCTTAAATAGTGTGCTGTATGGTGCAGTCCCATATCTACCTCACGGGGTTGAATTGATTGAAGTTTATCATTAATATAGCGCCGAAACAAACGTTGCGGTAAGAATTACGGACGGAGAAGCTGGGTGCACCGGGGCTGTGCCAGGGGGGTATGTAGCCGCTACCGTATTTCCTGATTCTGAAGCCATCATTAACTGAATATTATCCCCAGCATTTACCCCCACAACTAAGTTCCAAGACACAATTGCAGCACCAATACCACCAGCGTGTTTTGATGGAATTGACACAGTGCCAGCTGTTTGCGCTATATCAACCGTGTTTTTCCTAAACCAAAGGACTACATTGTCTACCGAACTTGTGCAGTTTATAAGCTGAATACTAAATTGAACGTTGTAATAACCAGCTACGGCAAAGACAACTTTGGTGTTATCTGCAGGGTCTAAAGCCACCTGATTGCTGGTATCTGTTGTATCGTATGGAATAGTCAAAGACGTAGTTGCCGAAGGCACTGCCTGAGCTTCAGTTACATAAACACCAGCCGAATGCGAAGAACCGCTAGAGCCATATTGTGATCGGGTAATCCCCGTAAATGAAGTAGCTGTTTTGCCCGTATAACTAATTAACTCTTCTTCAATAAGAATAGTGCCAGCAGATGCAAACCCAGTAGTAGACCCAACCACAATAGTTGCAGTTGAGCTTGAGTTTGGTATGGCATTAGTTAAAGTTGTATACCCGTCTTGAGAAAATGCACCGTTAGGGAACTTTAAAAACGCCCCACCTGTATTGGAGCTAAATGGCTGGCAAAAGTTATCAATCTGGTTAAAGTACAGACGTAAGGCATTATTCATCTGGTCGTGGTATTGCTGCCTGTAATCAATTGGCGCAACAAGTAAATTAGGCGCTTTTGGCGGTCTAAGGTCTAGGGTCTTAATTTGGGGGTTGACTGCCATTAGCGTCTTCCGTCATTTCTAATATCAATCCGTGGGCTACCTAACTGCCACTGTGTACCGAGGTTATTAGACTCAATCCTAAAGGCAAGTTGGCGACCACGTAGGCGGGTATAGACCTGACCAGTAAACTCTTGAATGTTGTATACCCCTGAAACTGCATAGTTATTAGAGCTTAACACCCGTGGACTATTTGCAGTGCCATAAGGCGCACCTGAGTTCTGGCGGGGTTTAACCGTCATCGTTACAGAAGGTCCGTCTACATTAGACCCATTAAAGTTTATGTCAGGTAGGATGCGCCAGACAAAGCCAAAGTTATGCCCATCGCCAATGTCAAAGTCAGAAGACTGAACATAAGCATTAATAGGCACAGCGGTATCACCAGCTATATCATCGACAGCCGCTTCGTGGAACAAAATTCTGCGGTTGTAGTCGGCAGCCATTGGATATTGGCGTAGTGGGGAATCTAGCCAAGCCGTACGCCCCATCGTGCCGTAAGCCCATGTACGCTCTAGGTAGTTATATATGACGTATTTATCTACTACGTTTGAATTGGTAGAGCAATAGAACCACCAGACTTCGCTATATCCATCATTACCACCAGCAAAGACTTGGAAGCCTTGGTTTTTGTTAATGTCGTTATAAATGTACTGCCAGAGCGAGCAAGGCAGGGTCTCAACACGACCTGAGTACATATAGAACCTATCAACGCCCATCCAGTACGTTATGTTATTTACAGTAATTGCGGCATTAGGGCTAATAATGGAGATATTGTCCATTAGGATTTGAAAGCCCCAAACATAAGGGGGTCCTAGGTATTGCATGGAGTAAATAGCAGAATCTGTCCATACCAAGATCTCTTGGCGGGTTGAACGGGCGCACATAATAAATGAGCCGTTAGAAAGCCTAAACTCGCCTGACTGGTTAGTTACTGCTGGTACCCATTCGTAAGGGTTTTCTTGGTCAGACCAACGCACAAGCATAGGATCAAAGTCAGTCTCTGAGTCAAGCGGGTCATATGGGTTAGCGCCCATGCAAATAATAAAACGCTGAATGGAAGAAGCCAAAACTTGATTTGTTGCATTTGGTACAAATTGACCAGCATAAGTAGCCGATGTAGCTTGGGTTGCCAAAGACTGCGCTCTAGTTGTATTACCCGCAACTGTTCCGTCTGGGTATGTGCCTTCTGGGATCCAGTAATAAACTGCGCCGCCACGAGGAGCTATAAATAGATAGTCACCATAGTTGTCGTTTGTCCACAAACGTAGCTGATTCTGTACCCCACCGCTAAAAGCGGAACCCCAAGTGCCTCGACTCCATGGACCAGCACCCCAACCAGTACCGACAATGG